AGGTCTGATGAAGAGTGATGAAGATATTCAAGAGGAGCAACAGCAAGCTCTATTAGCACAAACTGCCCAGCAAGCTGTACCTGGGATAATCCAAGAAGCAACTAAAGGAGCTATTGCAAATGGCCAAAACCAAGAAACTGGACAATAAGAGTCCTGCTGAAGTCTCAACAGAGATCAAGAAAAAACTCGCTAAAGATCAAGAAGATAACAAAGATGAACTTCGTGTAGACCCTACAGTGGAAAACAAAGAAGCTGAGAAAGCTGCTGAAGTCGCTGAAGAACAGAAAAAGGCGAAAGCAAAGGCTGACAAAGAACTTGCCAAGAAAGCTAAGGTTCATGAAGGTATTGAAGTTGAAACATCTGCAGTAACAAAAGACACAGTAATCAAAGAATCTTCTGCTCTTAAGAAGGCTGTTAAAGCTGATGCTAAAGAGCGCGGCAAGGAATACACAGAATGTCTTCTGACTGGGGTTCTTGTCGTTAGATAATTACAAGTCAGGGCTTGGGAAAGTCTGGAAATCCGCTTGCCTTGGGCGCAAGAGATCGGTGGTTCGAATCCATCAGTCCTGACCAATTATAAAGGAGATAAATATGGAACACGTAGCAACAACAGATTCAGGTGTCTGCATTTTCCGTGATGAACACGGTAATGTCGCGTCTTACCTGACACTTGAGAATATTTACAGATCTTAAAATACCATAGAGGAGAAACAAACCTATGACTGTACAAAACGTAACACCTACAGGTGACACCAATCAGCCAACGCCTATTGTGGCTTCTGATGATCAAGGCAACCCATTGGATGAGAACGGCAATGTTCAAGCTCCAGTTCAGGACGGTATGCCTGATAACAATACTCCTGCCGATAATAACGAAGATGGAGAAACAAAAGAATCTTTGAGAAAAGCTCTGAAGGATACAAAAGCTGCTTTAACAAAAGCCCAGCAAGGTATCAAAGATGATCAAGACAACGAAGATACTGAAGAGAACAACACTCCTACAAACCTTGAGATCCAGCAGCAAGCTGAAGAATCTACTGGTCTTGACCTTCAAGAATACTTTGATGAATACCAAGACAAAGGTGAACTTACTCAAGAGTCGTATGACAAACTGGCTGAACAAGGCCTTGGTAAACAGATCGTTGATGACTTCATTGCAGGTCAAAACGCTCGTGTTGCTAATGAGACCCGCGAAGTTGCAGCAGTCGTAGGAGGAGAAGATAATTTAAATGCTGTCCTAGAATGGGCAGGTGAAAACCTTTCTGAAGCTGAGATCAATGCTTATAACTCAGCAACACAACAAGGTAAGGATTCAGCCAAGCTTGCATTGCAAGGCTTATACAGCCGATACACTGCAGAGAATGGCAGTTCTCCTAATCTTATTGGAGGTCAAACAGGTGGAGAAAGCCGTGATGTCTTCAAATCATCCCACGAGATGACCAAGGCCATGGAAGATCCACGATACTGGAAAGACCCTGATTACCAGAAAGAGGTTCAAGATAAGATTTCAAGGTCTCACAAAGCTGGGACTATTTAAGAACAGATTAGAGGATGACGATCCGCTAATTGCATTGTGCATCGAATAACCCGCCTTTATCAGAGGGGGTAAGATGGTTCTCTGCTGGGATGCCAGTCCTGGACACAGGAAAGAGAAGCTAGATCGAAATTAGAAAATTGTATCTGATGTTAGATCTTTGCAGGTAAAACATAGTCCTGCCAATGCCTACAATATGTGTATGGTGTAATGGTAACACGGATGGCTCCAAACCATCAATCCTGGGTTCGATTCCTAGTGCATATGCCGAACCTAATTCCCGTAAGGGAGTACATTGTCCAAACAAAACATCATAAAGAAACTTGGCTCAGGTGCGCCTGAACTACCTTGATGAATTGTGGGTTTAAGTAAGGACGTTCAATCAGATGCTTTCTGCATCTAAACCTTAACTCAAACCAAAGGAAACCCTAACAATGGCTACCTATACTCAAACAGGTCAGAATAACGGCGCGGGAGCCGATGATGCCCTGTTTCTAAAGATGTATGGTGGAGAGGTTCTTGCATCCTTTAATGCTACAAACATTATGGATCAGTACCACCTTTCTAACACATACGATTCTGGTAAGACATTCCAGTTCCCTAAGATTGGTCGCGCTTCTGCGGCTTACTGGGATGGAAGTTCTGAGCTTACTGGTCTAACTATCCCTAATTCTGAAGTAGTAATTCAAATTGATGACTTGCTCTACCACGACACATACATCCGTGAGATTGATGAGCTTCGTGACCACGTAAGTAAGCGTCAAGAATATGCACGTCAGCAAGGTGAAGCTATCGCTAACGCATACGATCAAAACGTACTTCGTGTTGGTGTCTTAGCATCTCGTGCTGCGGCTACAATTACTTCTCAGTCTGGTGACGCTGGTACAGAGATTACTGATGCTGATGCGAACACTAATGGTGCTTCCCTCGCTGCTTCTCTCTTTACTGCTGCCACAAACCTTGATGACAAGTTTGTTCCTCAGGGTGATCGCTATTGCTTTGTTAAGCCTCAACAGTACTACTTGTTGGCTCAGACTACTGATGTCATCAATAAAGACTGGGGTGGTGATGGTTCTTACGGTGAAGGTCTCGTTCACCAAGTTGCTAATATTAAGATTATCAACACTACGAACCTACCAACAGCAGATGACAGTGCTAACTCTGGTATTCCTTCTGAATACCGTGGAGATTTCAGCAATAACGTAGCTCTTATTATGCGTCCTGAAGCTGTCCGTACCTGTAAGTTAATGGGTATGAAGACAGAGATGGACTACAAGACAGAGTGGCAAGGTACTCACATGGTTGCAAAGAAACTATGTGGTCACGGTATCAATATGCCTGAATCTGCAGTGTCTATTAAGACTGCCTAAACAAGTTAATTTCTGGTTTCTCCTCTCCAGAAATATTGCTCCTCCCCTGGGCTTTTCCTGGGGGAGGATGCTTACTCATAAGGATTTACCTCTATGTCTTCAGATACTAAATGCAGAAAAGAATATATGCGTGAATACAGTAAAAGATATAGGGAAGAAAATAGAGAAAAGATACGAGAAGTTCACAGAGAATATAAGAAACAACACTATCAAAAGAACAAAGAAAAATACAGAACCTACAACAGAAACTACAGGGCTTTAAAAAGAGAAGCCGAAGGTTCTCATACCAACAAAGATATTCAGAGATTATTAAAATCTCAGGACTATGAATGTCCAGTTTGTTTCACTGATATCACAGATAATTTTCATGTTGATCATTTTATTCCTCTCAGCTTAGGCGGGAGCAATTCCGTTCATAACATTCATCTACTCTGTCCGTCTTGTAACTTATCCAAGAACGCTTACCACCCTCATGTGTGGTTAAAGAATATTCAAACATAGGACATCACAATGGCTTTAACACCCACAACAAAACTGGAAGCTATCAATGAGCTACTGGATGCCATTGGTGAAGCTCCCGTTAATTCAGAAACAAACACTGGTCTTGTCGAAGCTGATCTTGCTGTAGCGAGATTAGACAAGACCTCACGAAGAGTACAAAAACGCGGATGGCATTGGAACACACTAAAGGATTATGTTCTTGATCCTGATGTTAGTGGTAACATCAATCTTCCCGCTGCAACACTTGAGGTAGATTCAGTATCTAGATCAGCTCATAAAGATGTAGTACAGCGCGGAGATCGACTGTATGACCGCGACAATAACACCTTTGTTTTCACTGATCCAGTCACTGTTGATATCTCATTATTTTTAGATTTTGAGGATCTGCCAGAGAACGCCCGAGACTATATCACATTACGCGCAGCTCGAAAGTTCCAGCAAAGAACTTTCGGATCTACTGAGCTTTCAGAGTTCGATAGAGAAGATGAGCAACAGGCATGGTTCGATATGCTGGACGCTGAGAGTGATGCTGGTGATTTCAATATGCTTCGAGACAACCTCTCTGTCTTCAGAATTATAAATCGGAAGTATTTCAATAAGGATTAACACAAAGGTTAATCTTTCCCCCGCATAATTAACTCAAGGATTAATCATGCCTGTGATTCATGACACAATTCCCCAATTCTTCAATGGTGTATCCCAACAGGCTCCAAATCTTAGACGGACATCCCAACTTGAAGCTCAGGAAAACTGCTTCTCATCTATTACTGATGGGGTATTGCCACGTCCTCCTACAGAACACTTAGCGAGGATTTCAGCTTCAGTAACTGGAAACGCCTTTGTTCACACAATCAACCGTGACTCTGAAGAAAGGTTCGTGGTCATTATCAAGAATGGCTCCATTGAAGTCTATGATCTTGATGGTGTGCAACAAACCGTTACATACCCAGCAGGCACAGGATATCTAGCAGTCACAGATGCCAAGCAACAATTCGAAGCCTACACGGTCAAGGATTACACCTTCATTCTGAACAAGACTGTTACGGCTGCAAGCACTTCAAGATCTGCTGGTACATTAGACGGTACTGTGCAGAGGTTCGTAGACCTGAAAGATATTGCAGGCTCAGCAGCTATTGGAACGATCTATAAGGTCGAAGGAAGTGAAACAGCCACAGATGATGTCATCTACTATGAGAAGACTGTAGATAATTCTGATAATGACGGGGATGTTTGGATCGAGACTTTTGATCCTACCACAACCCTGGAAGGCTTAGATGCCACAACAATGCCCCACCAGCTTGTGAGAACTGGCGCAACAACCTTTGAGTTCCAAGAGATTACATGGGATGACAGGCTTGCTGGGGATGACAATACTAATCCTGCCCCAAGCTTTGTGGGTCAAACCATCTCAGACTTGTTCTTATACCGTAACCGTTTTGGATTACTGGCTGGCGACAATGTTATCTTGTCTGAATCAGGTGCTGCTCACTTCTTCAACTTCTTTAGAACTACAGTGACACAGCTCCTAGACAGCGATCCTATTGATGTCTCAGCAAACAACACAAGAGCTGTAGACCTTCAGTATGCTGTCCCATTTACTGACAGCTTGTTACTCTTTTCAGAACAGACCCAATTTGATATGGGGTCTGATGATCTCTTAACACCACAGACTGTTGAGATCCAGCCTACTACAGAATTTGTGACATCTGTTAAAGCCCGTCCAGTTCTGGCAGGCCGTAACGTCTACTTCACTGTTGAGAGAACAGAATATACAGGTGTCCGAGAATACTTTGTGGATGTTGATAACCGAGGGAATGATGCTGCAGATATTACAAAATGGGTGCCAAGATATATTCCAAAGAATGTTTTTAAAATAGTTCCTAGTTCAAACGATGATACTTTATTCTTTCTCACTGAAGAGGAGACGGATACTATTTACGTGTATCAGTTCTATGTAACACAAACGTCCCAAGGACTTCAAAAAGCACAGAGTGCCTGGCATAAATGGAAACTTGGTCAAGGATCTAATATCCTCAATATAGATCTGATAGATAACACTTTATACGTCCTTATTGAACGTGCGGGAGAGACGTTCTTAGAATCTATAAATCTAGCAACACGAAGACTTGATACGGGATTACCTTATCAGATCCGTTTAGATCGAAGAGATTCATACACTGGTGTCTATGATGCTGGTACTAACAAAACAACATGGACGCTTCCATTCGCTACGTCCGACACAGCTATTGTCGTGAGAGATGGAGGGTTCACAGAGAACGCTGGTCTTCAGATACTCAACATAGATCAGCCAACCACAACAACCGTAACAGCCGATGGAGACCTAACAGAGTCGGATGTCGTTATAGGCTTTGAATACGAAAAGCTGATGACGCTCAGTCCTATCTATGTTCAGAAACCATCACAGCAAGGCGGGTCTTTAGCAAGACTTGGAGGCCGCTTACAGCTCAAGAAGATGAAGTTCTTCTACAGCGACAGCAGTTTCTTCACAGTGGAT